TGGCTGCTATGTTTGTGTCAATCTGTCTGTTGACTGCCTCTTCCATGTTAGCTTCGGTAGAGGCGTAGTTACTAACCGGTAGGTCAGGGATCCTGTCCCTTTCCGTACCGACTAGATTAGAAAATGATGATGTCATTATGGGCCCGTTAAAGTTTTAAATCCACTAGCAATACCGACTACTTGGCTAGCAATTTGTAACGCACCACCAAGTCTGTTTGTTGGAGGTAACATAACTGGTGCACCATACTCTGGTCTAATGCCAAGAGCTTCTCGTGCTTGTGCCTGTTTAACTTGGAACACACGTCTAGCACCTTCTTGTGAGTATGCCATATTACGTCCAAGTACATTCTGTATTGTACTCTCGACTTCTGCATTTTTAGCAAGTAAGCCTTGATATTTTAATTTACCAAATCGTCTACTACGACCGCCTTCATCTACAGACATTGTAGCAAAGTAAGCTCTAGTAGCATCTTCGACTCTTTTTCTACCTTTTCCTATGGTAGCTACAGCTTGTGCATAAGCATCACTTTGATCTCGTGAAAAACCTATGACATTTTGTTGTTGTGTTCTTTCTAAAGTAGTCTCTCTGTTGAAAAACTTTAGAGATTCAGAAGCATATCGGGCATCTTTAGCAGCAGCTTGTGCTCTAGCTTGTGCCCTTGCCCCTGCATTAGCGTCTACGCACACGGCAAAATTCAATAAATGTTAGATTGTTTGGCCCATGTTTTAACTTACGTAAAAACTTAAAGCCTAGAAACTTGAGCAGTTTTAAATGTGCCTTGTTTCTAACGTCAACTATATTCCAGAGGAGGGGCTCAGTACGGCTATCGACATACCGTTTGGCCTCTCTTGCAAATGTAATTGGATATCGGTGTATATCAGGAGTGCAAAGCATCCATATATCACCTTCTTCTCCTACTCCCGCCATGCCAGCAGTCTTGCCGTCAGGCACTGTAAAATACACGTAGGATGGGTTGTGAGCCATAATAGAGGGTAAGAGGGCTGATGGTATCCCATGGCCTTCTTCAACCTCTCTACGGTCATCTGAGCGGAGATTAGAGGCAACCTGAGCGGCAGCCTCCAATGTAAGTGGGTGTATGTAATTAGACACGTTTATAATACTTGGGTGAATAGTCACCTTCCCAAGATACAGCACGTAATGTAGCTGGAGCTGGGTGTGACGATCGTAGTGTTACATCTACGTTTGTGTTCTTTTCATATACAGGTACAGTCTTGATAAACTCTTCAAGATATGGTGCATCTGAAGCATCATACTCATCGAGTTCTGTAGACTCGTACACCTCTGTATAATTATTTTTACCTACACGTTCAAGTGTGGTTTCGTATAAACCTATCTTACCAAAGTGAAACTTGATTCTATGTAGCACCAGTGATGAGTTTACATCAGCTCGAGAACTATTACCTTCTCGTCTGGTTGCATAGAATGTAGGAAACTTAACTTCGTAAGGGTATATATAACCTATAGTAAGTGTAACACCAGACCAGTTACCGGGTAAGGTAAAGCTCGTGCCACTAATTGTAGGTTTTGCGTATCGACCAACTCTTGTAGAGTTAGTGTTTGTGTCAATCACAACTAAATCATGGTTAGGTGTGGTAACTGTATTTAACCAACTGACACCAGTAAATGTGGTTATATTTGTAGTTGCGTTAAAGCTGCCACCGCTAACAGTAGTATGATTGTCCACATGTAATAAGAAGTCGACATTATCTTGTACTATGCTAGGGTCTGTCTCAGTCTGCACCAGTTTTACACTTTGTAAATAGTAGTCACTATCTAAAAAGAAATACTCATCATTAATAATAAAATGATATATCAATGGATTGTTAAGCTTCCATTTGAACCATGCAGCCTGCTGTCTTTGCTCAGATACTTGGAAATATTTATAACCAAAGACATCGTCTGAGCCTGTCTTACCTAACAATATTATAGAGTTTTCTCTAGAGTTTGTCAATAAGTCTATGTCTTTTGGTAATAGTGTAGGTACAACTTTACTTACCTCCACTATGCTCGGCTCTCCTTCACGTTGTATGTTTGCCATTTCGTTGAATCGACTAAACTTACCGGAGTTGTCCACATATGCAAGTGTCGTACCTAGAGATATTGGGGATATAGTTTCGTTGTAATTAAATGTAGCTATACTACGTAGCTTGGCAGTATCAGGATTAAAAACTGTATCATCTGCTGCAAGTAGGAATTGTTGGTTTGTGCTAAATACTACCAAACCAGTGTTAACTTCTATGCCATCAAAGAGTTCTGAAGGAAACATAGATGCAGCTGATATATCTACAGGGTCGCTAGCAGATACAGTCAGAGCTGTTTCGTTAAAGAAGTCAGGAGTTCCTAATGTTCCCGGTCGTGATGTTATGACATTTTCGCCTGACAGCAGTGCTAATCTATTACGAAAGAATAACACTTTGTTAATACGTGCACCTACAAAAGAGGGCATCGGGTTAGTTGTATCATCACCAACTCTTCGATCCTGATATGTAAACTGCTTGACAGTAAATGTAGTTGTAGCTGTACGTTGTATGACCAGTGGCATGTTAGTAAGAGTCTTAGCGATGCCAGCCTTTGCACACTCAGACCAAGAGCCAGATCCATCTCTATTATTTGCACCATCAAATCTTAGATAGTAGTCATCTTCATCTGACATTCGAGAGTTAGAAATTTTTACAATGTACCCATGCTTACATTGGTTAGGTAAGTTTTGTACATCATTTACAGAAGATTGAAAGCATCGCATCAAGTCTTCTTCAACAATCTCGACACTAAATGGATTAGTGCTAGATAGGTATATACCTGTACCTATGTGTTTACCTGTGACACCTGACGGTAACTCAGCTATAATACCACCAATAATAGTATCAGCAGTAACAGCTGTATCAGCATCAAAAGGGGTAGGCTCTGGTCGTACGAGCCCGTCACCGTTAGAAGAGATTGTAGCATTAACATCAGTTGATTCGTGATCTTCTACACGTATAGTATAAGTATAGCTGACAGAAGCTGAGTCTAAAGTTACAGTAACTGTATCACCAGTAACCCAACCTTCTCCACCATGTAGCAGCACAGCCTCTCTGTTATAGCTACATCTGTAGTTATTACCACCGGGGCCGTTTTGACTAGCACTGTAGTTAGGACTGACACCTTGTTGCCCTAAAACGTTGAGTCTAAATATTAAGTTTTTCTTTGATCCTGAGTCTACACTAAATACCTGTGTACCTATACCGGGGCAATGTCCTGTACCGTCAGACTCATCGAGTGTATCACTCTGTATTTTGATACGAGTAGCTCTGGTAACTGTAGTTACAGCTGTGCCATTATTTATATTTACACCATACTGTCTACCGTTTTCTGTACGTAATAGTTCTATGAACCCGAAGTGAGCATCTGGTGTAGCATCTGTAGTTCCCGTTGTCCCAACGAGAGTGTTAGCATTAGTAGTATCACGGTTGGTAACAAAAGTCGTATCATTGATTGTTAAGAACTGTAAATTTTCTGGTGTGCTTGTAGCTAGATAGTTTTGTATAGCTGTCTGACCACCTGTGCCATAAGCTGTAGTCATGAGCTGACCATCTGTACAACGCCAGACTCTGACTTGGCCATCAGCAGCTACTTGTCCAATGTAAGATCCTTCTGTTTCATCACGAAAGTAATGGAACCACGAACCTCCACTCTGTACACTCGATAGTGCGTCAGCACCTATGCGTTTAGCACCCGGTCTTTTGAACAAACCTTTTGTCAGGTCTGGTATTGCATTTGTTACCTCTGTTACCTGACCGGGAAACTTTAGCTGGTCAGGCTGTTCTGACATTCCTAGTGAGTATTGAGGGATAGTTTGTGTGATACTTGCCATTATCTTCTAAGGTTTCTCCAAGGTTGATAGGTTTGATATGCAGTATCATCTTCAAATCCAAACATACTATGGTCGCCCTGATTGCACTCATACTCCATGAGAGCAGCTCTTGCAAGTGCTTCTTGTTGAGCGAGTAGTTTTACCAACTGTGGGTTTGCAACTAGCTTTGTAGCAGCAACTCTAGAGGCTCGGTATGTTATGTATCTTCTGAAGATGACTGGTAAGTCTTCAAAGTTGTATAGTCTAACAACATCAAGATCTAGGTCAGCTGTAAATACATCTGTGTGATCTTGCTTGTCATATATAAATCCATTACGACGTACAAGATTACTGGTACGACGTGCTTGATTGTCATGTAAATCCATAGACAATATATCATTACCAATAGCTATTCTGCCGTTAGCGTCTATTGCAAATCTTACATGCTTCTCTGTGTTATAATGCCACCCCTCTGCCTGCGTGTCTACGTTGGCATCGCGGAGTAGGTTGTAGATCATTGCTACTTCTGGATTATCAAAATTAAGAGTAGTCAATGGTGATTGTCCGATAGCTCCCAGTATAGAGTTCACTGCGGATAGTTCGGTATCGAGGTCAATAGTTGTGGTTGCCATAAGAAAAAAGGGGAGCCGAAGCTCCCGTATAAAATATAAATTAGAAAGAACCGGGCTTTGTAGCTGTTCCAGCGAATAGCTCAACAGCAGCAGCAGGGTTAAGTGCATCTGCACCCATAGCTAAACG